GCATGAGAACTTCTGAACCCGGAAAGGAATTTATTAAAGACTTTGAAGGTTGCAAGCTAGAAGCGTATCAATGTTCTGGTGGCGTATGGACTATTGGTTATGGGCACACTCGTAACGTCCAAGAAGCCGACAAGATCACTAGCAAAGAAGCTGATGCCTTTTTAATCAAAGATATTGAGATGGTTGAGCATCACGTTGATCGCCTAGTTAATGTTCACCTGCTAACAAATGAGTGGGATGCAATCGTTTCTTGGTGTTTCAATCTTGGATGCGGAAACTTGAGAGCAAGCACAATGCTTAAAGTTATCAACGCGGGTGACATTGATAAGGTATCAGAGCAGATCGTTAGATGGGACAAAGCGGGGGGCAAGGTTGTTGCAGGATTAACTAGGCGCAGAAAAGCAGAGGCACAACTATTTGATAATGCTGTATACGATCATAAGCCTAAACAGTCTCAGCCAAAAGCTAAGGCCAAATCTAATGGATAATCACGGAAAAGACTTAATGGACGTAGCGGCTGCATCAACTGGCATTTTATCACTTGCCGCGTGGCTACCACCAACGGCATCTCTATTCACTATCATATGGCTTGGGTTACGAATCTATGAATCCAAGACCGTCCAAGATTTAATTAATAAGAAATGAATCTAAATATCGAGTATGTAAAAAGGGATCAATTAATACCTTATATAAACAATTCGCGAACCCATGATAATAATCAGGTCAAGCAGATTGCAGGATCGATCAAAGAGTTTGGGTTTACTAATCCACTATTGATTGACGAGCAGGGTGGCATCATAGCCGGTCACGGTCGATTAATGGCGGCTGATCTATTAGGTATTGATGAAGTACCAACTATAACGCTTGTCGGGCTTACAGAGGCACAGCGAAAAGCGTACGTTATTGCGGACAACCAACTGGCTTTAAATGCAGGATGGGATTTAGACACATTAAAGGTTGAGCTTGATCGCTTAACTGAGTTGGACTTTGATGTTGATTTACTAGGTTTTGATGATGACTTTTTATCATCGCTCCTCGATGAGCCTGTTGATGGTTTAACCGATGAAGATGCTGTTCCTGATGCTCCTGAGAACCCGGTAACGGTTGAGGGTGATGTCTGGATATTAGGCAATCATAGATTGATGTGTGGGGACTCAACGAGTATCGACGCAGTAGATAAGCTAATGGACGGCCAGAAGGCTGACATGGTGTTTACTGATCCTCCTTATGGAATGTCATACGGAGGGGGTAGGGCAGGAAAGATTGGCTCAACAGACGGAACAGTAAAAAAACATGGCGTTATTTTAGGCGATACATTCAAAGGCAATGATCTAATCGGAATGATCCGTGATGCCGTTGGTTCAGCTGTAACGGTTTCAAAAAGTGGAAGCTCAAAATACATCTGTTTTCCTTGGCGAACTTATTCAGAGTTTGAGGAGGCTTTAGCCCAGATAGATTTAACTCCAACTGCTTGTATTGTATGGGACAAAAAATCAATCGGTCTTGGCAACGCAAATTACAGGCCACAGCATGAGTTTATATTTTACGCTAAAGGCGAGAACTGGCATGGCGATAAAGCGCAGTCAGACGTTTGGTATATGTCAAGAGGCGCGACTGGCAAATACGTGCATCCAACACAAAAACCTGTTGAGTTAATTGAGAAAGCTATTAATAACTCATCTAAAGGTCAAGACGTAGTAATTGATGTATTTGGTGGATCAGGGTCAACACTAATTGCTTGCGAAAAAACAAACCGCTATTGCCGGATGATGGAGTTAGACCCTAAGTATTGCGATGTCATCGTTAAGCGTTGGGAAGAGTTTACAGGCAAAGAGGCTGTGCTTGAATCTAGCGGTCAAACGTACAGTGAAGCTGCGTGAAGAACGGCAAGCAGGGCGAGGGTGGTGGCGCTAAAAAGATAGTCTTTGATGAAGATCAGATTCAGCAGGTCGAAAAACTTGCCGCGCTACTAACCAAAGGCCAGTTGTGTGATTATTTTGGTATTGCTGAGAATACTTTAAGGGCGATTGAGGCAAGACAGCCCGAAGTATTTGCGGCCTATAAAAAGGGGAAGGGAAAGTCAATAGCATCTGTGGCGGCTAGTCTTTTAAAGCAAGCTCAACAGGGCAACATGACAGCGGCTATATTTTTTCTAAAGACCCAAGGTGGATGGAAGGAAGAGCAACCAGAACCACAAGAGATACCTCCTATTAATATTGTGGTGGACAGTCGTGCAATTAACGCTCCCGCAGAGTGAGATATTTTGTTCTGACAGCCGTTTTCGCGTCTGCGTTGCAGGTCGAAGATTTGGCAAGACATTCCTATCTACAGGGGAAATACTCAGGGCGGCAATTGGTGGCAAGAATAGAAACTGTTGGTATTTAGCCCCGACCTATTCGGCAGCCAAAGAGATCGCCTGGGATATGCTAATAGCAAGTATCCCTGACGAATACATCGTTAAGAAGAATGAAACGTCCCTTACGATTAAATTAATTAACGGATCAACCATAGCCCTAAAAGGCACAGAAAAAAGCAGCAACCTCAGAGGTCGTGCGCTTGATATGGTTGTGCTAGATGAATTTTCAGAAATGAAGCATGAGGTCTGGCATGAAGTGATTAGACCTTCACTCTCAGACCGGGAAGGTTCAGCCCTTTTTATTGGCACTCCCAAAGGCCGAAACCACTTTTATGATTTGTGGGCTAAAGGGGTGGATGGTGCTGACAATTGGCAGAGCTTTCAGTATACGACCTTAGATGGCGGCAATGTATCCGCTAGTGAGGTTGAGCAAGCAAGAGCAGACCTTGATGAACGCACGTTTAAGCAAGAGTATGAAGCCGCCTTTATTACATACGCGGGTATTATTTACTACAACTTTGAACGCGCCTCCTCAGTCGTTAAGTTTAAAGATGATGGGGGTGTATTGCACATAGGGATGGACTTTAACACTGATCCTATGAGTGCGGTAATCGCTTTACGTAAAGGCAATAATCTTATATGCATAGATGAGATCATTATCTACGGTAGCAACACAGATGAGATGGCTAAAGAGATACATCAACGCTATCCCAATCGACAAATTATTATCTACCCTGATCCTGCGGCTCGTCAAAGAAAGACATCGAGTGCAGGTAGAACAGACCTCTCTATATTGAACAATTCCGGCTTTATGACCAAGGCCAGATCAGCCCACCCGGCTGTCCGTGATCGCATCAACGCGGTTAATTCACGGCTCAAGTCAGGCAGTGGGGAAAGACATCTGTTTTTCACGGACAAGTGCAAGCAAGCGATTAAGTCGCTAGAGCGGCAGACTTACAAGGAAGGGACGAGCCAACCTAACAAAGATGATGGCTATGATCATATGAACGATGCTCTTGGCTACATGGTTGAGTACCTCTTCCCCATTAAAACAGATTATAAAATCGAACAGCCTACGCGGTGGACTTAGATGGCAGACATTGAATACACAACACCAGAATATGATAACCACAAGGAGAGTTGGGAGTTCTACTTGCGCTCGTATATGGGTGGGCAAGACTACCGTGATGGATCGTTTCTGACCAAATACGTCAATGAAGACAATGATTCATACGGTCGCAGAATCGACCTTACCGCGATGGACAACCATTGCAAGAACATCGTCCACATATACAGCAGTTTCCTATGGCGTGTCCCACCCACCCGATCATTTAATTCATTAGCCAATAACGTCGCCCTTGAGCCATTCCTTAAAGACTGTGATCTTGATGGCCGCTCACTCAATACCTTTATGCGTGAAGCGCAAGTATGGGCATCAGTGTATGGCAATGTTTGGATCATGGTGGATAAGCCAAAGAGCAATGCCGGGACTAAGGCAGAGGAACTGGCGCAAGAGATACGTCCTTACCTGACGTTGTTTACCCCTGAGAACGTGTTTGATTGGAAGTACGAGCGAACCCCTAGCGGTCGTTTTAAGCTCATCTATCTCAAGGTTAGAGAAAGCATACAGCATGTCTCTGATACAGAGGTGGAGGCTCATTACAAGGTCTGGACAGAGGATACTATTGAGTCGTACATATCCTCTAACGGCAAAGAAAAGAAAGTCGATACGATGGACAATCCATTGGGTCGTATCCCGGCTGTCTTCCTTCCTGCACAACGATCAGTCACCAGAGGCATTGGCATATCAGACCTATCTGATGTCGCTTACATGCAACGTGCTATCTACCAGGAACTGTCAGAGATAGAGCAGCTTATACGGATATCAAACCATCCCACTCTTGTGAAGACGTTTGGCACAGATGCAAGTGCCGGAGCAGGGTCAGTAATTAACTTACCTGATGACATGGATCAAGGTCTTAAACCTTACCAAATGCAACCCAGTGGACAGAACTTAGACGCTGTTAGAGCATCGATAACCGATAAGGTCGAGGCCATTAACCGGATGACCCATATGGGCGCGGTTCGCGGTACAACGGCAGTGACAGCATCAGGCGTTGCTCTTGCAACAGAGTTTCAGATGCTCAACAGCAAGCTATCGGAAAAGGCTGACATATTGGAGTTAGCAGAAGAGCAGTTATTTGTGTTGTTCTGTGATTGGCAGGACGTTACGCCAGATGTGGAAATTTCCTATCCAGACTCGTTTGATCTTAGAGACTATGACAAAGAGCTAACCTTCTTACAGCAAATGAAGTCTAGCGGTGTTCGCTCTGCCACTCTCATGCAAAACATTGACATGCAGATTGCTGACCTAGTGCTTGATGATGAGGCGTTAGCTAAAGCGCATACAGAGATCGAAGGTAATACACAAATACTAGGCCAGTTTGCAGAAACGGATGATGAGACTGAGTTAAGTCTGTAATGTCGGCAGAGAACGAGTACAGCGATCTCCTTGATCGTTTAGCGGATACCCATCAGGCAAGAATAGCCTTAGCACTTCAAGAACTAGAAACAAGAATCTCTCAGCTAATGGCAACTGCGCCTTTAAGCGACGGGAATCTGTTTGATCTTGAGTGGGCGTTAGCGGCAAGGGCTGAGATACGGTCGATCATTGATGATGTTTATCTAGCAGAGGTTCAGGCATCAATACGTCAATACCGGAATGTATCGGCATCGGCTTTGGCTATGCTCCAGAACTATGGTGACTTCATTAATGTTGAGGCATCGGTCATCACCCAGTTACAGCGGTTGTCCTTCCAAGGCTTTGAGGCAATTGCTAATGAGTATCTGGACATCCTAGCGACTGAGATTTACCAAAGCACACTCACAGGCAGAGCGTTTAACGAGTCTGTTAAGAACTTGAGTCAAAGCATCAACGGCATTTATATCTCATCGGACTCATTAGAGGCTAAGAAATTAGTTGATATTGCGGCCAATGGATCAGCGGCACAAAAGGCGGCAGCGGTTGAGAAGCTACAGACCCTTTATGGCAGAGATGCAACCGGGCGCAACCTCAGACGCTACTCAGTACAGATGATGCAAGACAGCCTCATGCAGTTTGATGCCTCGATCAACACAGCGATCGGCAAAGAGTCAGGGGCTGAGAAATGGAAATACTACGGCTCGTCAATTAGAGACACAAGGTCATTTTGCCGCAAACATGCCGGAAAAGAATTTACAGATGAAGAGATCGCGCAAACATGGTCAGGGTCGTGGGCAGGTAAAGCGCCTGGTGATCCTTTTATTGTGCGCGGTGGTTATAACTGCCGACACCATTGGAGGCCAGTTTTTGAGGAGTAAGTCATGCCAAAAGGTAAAGGAACATATGGGTCAAAAGTAGGTAGACCCAAGAAGAAGAAAAAGAAATCTAAATAGAATTTTTAACCACTCGTAAGAGGCACGTACACATGAGCGATGAAATCATGGCAACAGACGCTGAGACTGAAACAGCTGCAGTAGAAACTCAGGATAAGACGTTTACACAAGCTCAAGTAGATAAAATGATCGCAAGCAGATTGGAGCGACAAACACGCAAGTTTGAAAGCCAGATTGGTGATATTGATTTAGATCAAGCCAGACAGGTTTTGAAAGAGCGTGATGAGTCCAACTTACAAGCTCAAAAAGAGCGCGGTGAATTTGAATCTATTTTGAAGGATACGGTAAGCAAAAAGGATCAGGAAATAAACGCATACAAGAGCAAGTTACATCAAACACTGGTTGACGGTGCTTTGTTGTCTGCGGCCTCTATTAACAATGCGATTAATCCCGATCAGGTTTCTACTCTGCTAAAAAACCAAGTTAGGTTATCAGAGGATGGGACTGTTGAGGTAGTGGATGGCAACAATACCCCTCGTTACAACGAGAAGGGTGATCTGTTATCTGTTGGTGAAGCGGTATCCGAATTTTTAACTGTCAACCCCCATTTTATGAGGGCATCGGCAGGTGGTTCTGGCAGTCAGGGTAATTCTGGCGGCTCAGTCCAAAAAACAATGACACATCAGGACATGGTAGACAACTGGAACGTAGGTGGCCGAGAGGCATATGCCGCAACCAAGCGTTAGCCATCTTGATTTAACTTAATGAAATAGACCGCCATTTGGCGGTTTTTTTTCGCCCTAAATAAAGGTAATAATCATGGCAGCAACAACTAGTGCAACACTTGACGATCTGTTTGCGAATATCATCGCACAGGCTCGATTCACCGCTGAACAGCAGTCTTTAATGCTTGGTTTGGTAACTCCTTATAACATCGGTTCTGTACCGGGTAAGACCATTCAGATTCCTAAGTACCCTTCAATCGCGGCTGCGGCTTTGACCGAAGGCACTGATATGTCAAGCACCACTGTCAGCACTTCATCTGTGACTGTAACCATCGCAGAAGTTGGCGCACAGGTATTGCTAACTGACTTAGCGCGTGACGGACATGGCAACCCTGCCATTGAGCTAGGCACTGTTCTTGGTTCGGCTATTGCTAAGAAAATGGATCAAGACCTTCTTGCTCTGTTTGATGGCTTCTCAACCTCTCTAGGTGGCGCAGGAACAGAAATTACTGTTGCTGACATCTTTAAGGCTGTTGCAATCCTTCAAAACAACAACGCGCCTGGTTCTATGGCCGCTGTTATCCACCCTTACACTGCTTATCAGTTGAAGGCTAACTTGACTAACACTTTTGCTAACCCTAACGGTGGCGATGCTCAGAACGAGGCAATGCGTAGTAGCTTTGTTGGTTCTTTGGGTGGTGTTGATATCTATCAGTCAAGCAACCTAACTGTTGACGGTAACGATGATGTTAAGGGCGCTGTATTCTCTCGCGAAGCACTAGCGATTGCATTGAAGCGTGACTTCCAGATCGAAACTCAGCGTGATGCATCCTTACGTGCCACTGAGCTGAACGCAACTGCCGTTTATGGTGTTGGTGAGCTTGATGATACATACGGTGTTGAGTTGTTCTTTGACGCGGCTGTTTAAGTAGTAGAGACAAGCCTCATCCTTTCGGGGGTGGGGCTTTTTTATTGGAGTATTTATGGCATTTTCAAGCGATGGGGATTTGATGGACATTGTTCCTGACATCCTAAGTTTTGGTATTGATTCGTTCTCTAGTGACCACGCAAAGGCGCAAGCGGATATCGAGCGCAAGATTCGTGCAGATTGGTGGGACAAGCGAGGGTTTAGCGGTGAGTTAAAACCTGCATACCTTACGGACTCGCAGTGGACACGTGCAAATGCTTATTTAGTCCTCTGGAAGTACGCATTGCCGCAATTGACCAACTGGGTTGATGGTGATCGCTTTCAAGGAATGATTGATTTTTACAAGTCTCGCTTTGCAGAAGAGATCGAGGCGGTATTTAAAGATGGCGTTGAGTATGACGATGACAACAACGGCACGATTGATGACGATGAGAAAACCCCTATTAACGATGGCCGATTAGTCCGATGAGCCTAGCGGTTAAGGTTGATATTAAGCCCAAGAGTTTTAAGGGCATTGCCAAGAAGCGGCAAGCAGAGATTAAGGCAGGGATTCAAAAGGCTTTGTTTAAGACAGCCGCTATCGGCTTAAACATTATACAAGACAGAACTGCCAAAGGTGTTGACATGAATGGTCAACGCTTTAAACCCTACAGCGAGAAGTATGCTTTCTTTAGGGCAAAGAAAGGGCGCACCCCGGTGAATGTAGACCTTAACTTTACTGGTCAGATGATGGGTGATATGAGCGCGAAAGCTAACAGCAAGAGAGCGGTCATTTACTTCTTGCGAGGCAGTGAGGCTAAAAAAGCATTTCACAACAATAAAACCAGAGCATTCTTTGGCTTTAGTCGGCTAGAAGAAAAGCAACTGGCAAAGACATTTGAGAGGTTCTTACCATGAGTATTCGAGAATCTATTGCAGAAAACATTATTACCACGCTTCAAGATGTCGTAGCCCCTGTGCGCATAAGCTACGTCACCAGAGAGCCATTCCAGTTTGATAAGTTATCCAACGCACAATACCCGGCTGTCCTTGTTAGAACGGCTGATGAGAATCGCGAAGATTCGACTATAGGCGGCTCAATAGGCAAGCGCATAGCCACCATTAACTATGAGTTAGTTTGCTTTGTTAAGGCAGGGCTTATTGACCAGGCAAGAAACAACATCATTGAGACAATTGAAGAGGGTCTTGATGTAGACAGAACTAGAGGCGGCTTTGCTAAAGATACGCAAATCACTCAAGTGGAAATCGATGAAGGTTCTATTGACCCCATCGGTGGGGTAATTTTAACGGTTCGCGTGATGTACGAATACACGCGAGGCACAACTTAAAGAAGAGG